GATCTTGGAAGAGAACTTGTAGACAGACAGGGTGGTCGAACCGAACACCGGATCGGCAGCGGTGGCCGTGGTGTTCTGCGCGATCAGTTCGCCGGTTTCCGAGGTGCCGTCCGAGTTCGGATAGGCAATGTCGTTGCCCTGCGCGGTCGAGAACACGTCAGCCACCGAGCGCACGCCGCCGTAAGCCTTCAGGGCATCCTGAAGCGACTTCGCCACGTCGGTCTGGACGGTGTAGCCGCCTTCCGTGGTGGTCGTGGTGGACATGGTGTTCATGAACTGGCGCTGCTCGGCCGACAGCTTGGCCTCGCCGTTGCGCGCCCAGGCGTTGAATACCGAACGCTCGTCAACCTTGGCAGCGTCACGGATCGTCGCGCCGACATTGGCGAACTCACGCTCGGCATCGAGGTTCATCACCTCTTCGTGGCGCTTGATGGCGTTCTCAACGCGGCCGATCTCGTCGATCTTGGCGTCGTACGCTTCCTGCGACTTGGTGTCCCAGCTAGCAGCCGGGGTGTTTTCGTGCAGGTTGCGGGCCTCTTTTGCCAGCGCGTTGCGGCGCTCCCGCATGGCCTGAATGGACTCAGACATTTGCTTTTTGATTCCTATAGGAAGGGAAATAAAAAAGGCCGCCCGGAGGCGGCCTATCTGTGCGCGGGAGCGAATCCGTTACGCAGCAGTCATTTCGAGCAGGCGCAGGGCGCGAGCACGCGAGGCGTGCAACTGCTCTGATTCGTTGTTCTCAGGTTCCGGAGCGGTTTCGACTTCCGGCTCCGGCTCAATCTCGGCCATCGCTTCCGGCGCCTTGGCATACGCGGCGAGGTTCCAGGCGTTCTTCGCCTTGGCCGCCTTCTCTTCGATGCTGTCCGCGAACTTCTGCGACACCGCATCCTCTGCGGTGATCCACGTTTCCGCGTCCATCATTGCGGCGATATCGGCGCGGTCCATGCCGGTCTTCTCGGCGTACTGGTCCGCAATGGTCCCGTCGATCTTTTCCAGCAGCGAGGCGGTATCCAGCATCGCGTGCTTGTCGCCCATCGCCAGCGTCCAAGCGTTGTGGATCATCAGCATGGAGCCGGGGGCCATCACGACCTCATCAGCAGCCACGGCGATCACCGAGGCAGCAGATGCAGCCAGCGCGTCCACATGGGCAACGAAGCGGGCCGAACTGCGCTGCATCGCCGAAACGATGGCGCGGGCCTCAAACACGTCGCCGCCAGGGGAGTTAATGCGGAGGTGGATGGTCGAAGCCTTGGACTCGTCCACGGCCTTCATGAACTTGGCGGCAGTGACACCCTCGCCAGTCCAGTAGTCCTCGCCGATCACGTCATAGATGAAGATTTCGGCGGTGTCGCCCTTCGCCACGACGCGGAACTCGCGCGGACGGTCTGCGTTATCACGCAGCAGCTTCGGGAGGTGCAGGTTCATCCGGCGTTTCCTGATTGGTGGGGTCGTGCAGCTCGTCGCCGCCCTTGATCGGAGGGAGGTTCTTCAGCTTGCGAACCTCGTTCTGGGTCATCCACGCAGGGTTCTGCGTGCCGCCTAGCGCGGCCTTGAAGTAGTTGGTTTGGGCCTGCAAGTCGCCCTGAGTCAGCCCATCGCGGTTGAATTCCACGAAGTTCCGCGAAGTCCTGAACAGTTTTCGGTTCAATTCCTGCTCAAACCGGCGCAAATGCGGCCCAAGCGTGTAGATCACGAAGGCCGTACCCATCTGCTCAAGGCCCGAGCCCCAAGAGGTGCTCTTTTCGGACTCGCCCACCATGTGAGGCGGGACCCCGAAGGCGCGGGCGATGTCGATCACCTGGAACTTGCGCGACTCCAGAAGCTGCGCGTCCACGGCATTGAGGGACATCGGAGCGATGTCCAGACCTTCCGTCAGGACCAGCGGAATCCCATTCGGCCCCTGCCCGTTGCCGTACTTGGCGACGAACGCCTCCTTGAATGCGGCCTGCTGCTCGGGCGTCATCACGTTCGGCGTCTTAACGACGTACTGAACCTGCGCGCCGGAGCCGTAGAAGCTGCCCGCGAACTGGTCGCCCTGAATCGCGATGCCGATAGCCTGTCGCGCGGCATGGCCGATCACAGACTTGGACCGGCAACCATCGAAGCCGCAGCCCGGAAGGTGCAGCATGTCGTCCTGATCGACAGCGAAGTAGCCCTGCTTGCCGTCGATCTCATCTTGCACGTAGTACCGAAGCCGGCCGTCCACGCGCTTCACGCTTACCTGCGCGTGCTTCAGCGGCAGCAGCGAGTCCACAATCGGACTGTTGCGGGACTTGCGGTTGATCAGTATGTAAGCGTCACCACGCAGCAGAACCTGCCCCGTGACGTACTCCCACATAGAGGCAGCCGTGAACAGAGCGCACGGCTGCTCGTTAAGCAGCCACCAGTAATCGTGGCGAACCGATACGCGGCTGCCGTCCTCCTGGCGCTGGAACGTCTGGCACGGCATCTGCGCGATGGCGCCAGCGATCAGGCGCACACAGGCGTACACAGCCGATACCTGCATGGCCGTGTATTCGGTGACCGGAACACCGGCCGCCGTGTTGCTGACGCCGAATATCTCCCCCATGCGGACGGCATCGGACGACGGAACGTCCGTGTATTCGACTGAGTTGTTTAGGGTCGGCTCGATGCGCTCTTTGCGCGCCGCACTTTTTGAGAACGGCCACTTCGGCATCAGATCACCACGAACCCTTGTTTGATTGCGGTCGAGACCGTCTCGTGGCTTGCGGCCACCCCCACAGCCATCGCCAAAGCCACCAGGCCGTCGATGCGGCCAGTGGACTTCTTCTTCGTGAACTTGCGGTTCTCGGCCGCGTCAATTTCCAGCGCCGCATTCGCCGCGCACATGTAGAGAACCGGGTGGTTCCCGTGCCGCAGCTCTTGGCGCAACAGCTTGGTTTCCAGCGTCCGCAGCGCCGGAGACATGGACACCATGCCCTGCCCGAACTCCACGAACCGCTCTAGCTCTTTCTCAGTGAAGCCAGCGCGCACCAGACAGGGCCGCAGGAACTTCATGTTGTAGCGGTCGAACGCCAGCGCCTGCACGTCGTAGCGGTTGAACACGCCCCGCAGGTATTGCGCTACGAAGTCATAGCCAATCGACGCGCCAGGAGTGGCCTGAAGCTGCCCCTGGCGATGCCACACGTCATACGGAACGCGATCTTGGCGGGCCTTCTCGCCCAGCCCCTGCTCGGGCAGCCAGAACGTAGGCTCCACGTCCCACTCGCCGCCCTGCTCGCCGATCAGCACCAGCGCGGTCAAGTCCGACACGCTGGAAAGATCCAGCCCGCCGTAGACTTTCCGCCCCCGCAACTCGCGGACAGGCTGGCCGTTCGACTCCCACACGGACCGGCTCACGAACATCGCCGTGGGGTCGATCCGCTGATTCAAGATCAGGTTGCGATAGCCTGCCTCAGCAGACGGCATCCGCTTGGCGGACTCGGCCTGATCCAACACCTCCGCCTGATTCATGAAGACATCGAAGTGGGGGTTAGCCTGCCGAATCGCCTTCTCACTGAAGGGGTCCAGCGCCTCGTCTGCCGTATACAGCACGACCTTAGTGCGGGGGTCGCCACCCTTTAGAGCGTCGTCAATCAGGATCGACAACAAGTCGCCATCCGTTGGCGCCTGCGTGGAGATGATGATGGTCAGCGGCGACTCTTGCGCCGCCGATGCCGTCTCCAGCGCCTCGTATAGCTCGCTACGCGGCCCGCGTGTCTGGCCTAGTTCGTCATGCACCACGAACACGGGCGACAAGCCCATGGCCGTGGAGGCATCCGCAGACAGGGCGCGGTAGACCGTGCCGATCTCCGGACACACCAGCGACTTCGCCGACTCCCGAATCTGGACATACGCGGCCAGTTCCGGCGAGAACCGGACGACCTTCGCCGCCAGGTTGAACAACACAGCCGCCTGATCGCGGGACTGCGCCGCCGAGTAGAGCTGCGAGTTCTCCCGCGCCTCCGGCCCGACCAGGTGCAGCAACAGCAGGAACGCAGACAACGCCGTCTTGGCGTTCTTGCGCCCCATCGAAAGGATGAAGCGGCGGGTCGGCGTGTCGTAGATCGTGCAGATCCACGAACGCTG